CAAAAACTGGCCAGGGTAGCCCCACAAATTCTTTAGAGGCCCCTTGTCACGCGCAACACCGGGCAAGGAATTGATCTGGCGGCATAGGTCAGACCCCGTTTTTAACAAAATTTGCAGGCGGAGTATCCGATGAACAGAATCCGCGAATTTCTCAAAGGCAAGAAGACTTACCTCTCGGCTGCCGGGCTGGCAATCGTCGCCGGCGTGGGCTGGTGGTTCAACGCTATCAGCAGCACAGTCGCCGTGGGAATGCTGGCGACGGCCGGCGGCCTAGCCGGACTCGGAGCCAAGAGCGACCGCGCCGCTGAGATGACCATTGTCGCCCTCGAAGACGTTCGCCGCGTCACGCAAAACAAGCAGCCGGTGACCGCGGCGCAGATCGCAACCATCGTCAGCGATGTGGTCATGGGCGCAACCAAGGCTGGCTTGAGCATCACGCCGCCTGGCGCGCCGGTGCCGAATGTGTTGACACCGATCGACGCCCCACCTGGTGGAGCTAAGGCCCCAACAAAAGCCGGCAAATGAACATTGGCTCTCTCACTACCGGCAGCAAAGAGCTGATGCGGCACGCGGTGCTCGGCGGCAGCATGGGCGTCGGCGGCATGATCGCTTGGAAGCTGGTGGAAAACGATCCCCACGCAATCATTGACACTTTCCGGACGTGGGGCCCGCTCAGCCTGCTTTGCGTGCTGGGCCTGGTGATGGTGAATAGTGGTTTTCGCAGCATGGTGGAGGCGGCCAAGGAATCATCCGCCGCGCAGCAGCGTCTGGCCGACGCGGTGAATTCCATCGCGAATAAAGACAGCTATGAGACCCAGCAGCAGAAGATCGTGCTGGACCACGTAGCTACCACGCTGGAAAGGGTCCTGGTGAAACTGGAGACGGTTGAGCGGAATACAGAATCACGCGGAGCCGGAACATGAGCGCGTCGCCACATGATGTCGAGAACCGCAAGCGTTTGCGGGGAACAATTCTGGAACTGGTCAATGAGGGCCATCAGCAGCAGCGCTCACGCATGGACGACGTCGTCCTGTGGGGAGTGCTGCGCAAATTGCAGTATGACGTGGGCATGAACGACGTGCGCACCGTGCTGCAGGACGTGAAGGACCGCGGGTACCTGGTGTTTCAGGAGGACCGCAACCGCAAAACCAACGAGCTGCGGATCTCGCTGATCATGATCACGCCGCGCGGGCGCGACGTGGTCGAAGGCACGATCCTGGACCCAGCGGTACATGTTTTGGGATGAGGGCCGGGCTGCTAGCGCATTGCCACGCGTGCAACGCCCCTGTGGTTTCCGGCGCGACGTGCAACAAGTGCCGCGACAAAGGGCACACCGATCTGAACTGTGAGAAGTGCCCGAAGGCGAAGAACGGCGCAGGGCTGAGACTAAGGCATGACAGCGAAACTGAGAATAATGCTTAAGGCCGCATACATATATCGCAGCGGCGACTCCGTTTACGCATGCTTCATTTTCTATGGCGGCGGACGGCCGTACGACTACGTGACGAGGATCGGAGCTGTATCGTGACGCGGGCAAGACGCAGAACGGGACAGCGGCCGCAAGTCCGGATGCCGCTGAAGATGGACCGGCTTCCCGGCGAGCTGCTGGACCGCGTGATGAAAGAACGCGCTGCCGGCCGGACGTGGATGGAGATCGAGGAGCTGTCGGGGAGCTTCGAAGAGTGGGCGCTGTCTGCCGTGTCGAACCATGAAGCGCATGTTGCGGCGGTGAAGCAGTTTCCTGGCGGCCGCATACCGCACTCCACGCTGCAGCGCTGGTATGACCTGCGCGTGGAGCAGGTGAAGAAGGAAATGCTGGCGGACCAGACGCGCGCGCGGGAGATCGCGGCGCTGTTCGCCGGCAAAGAGTTCAAAGATTTGCCGGACGCGGTCCGCAACGCCATCGGCGACCAGCTCTTCGCCATGATGCAGAACGCGGACGACAAGAGCCGGACGAAGGTTGTCAGCGGACTGCTGGCGCTGGGCGAGTTGCTTTCGCAACATCGAAAGCTGGACATACAGGAGCGCAAGCAGAAGACCGAAGAGCAGGCGCTGAAGCTGAAGATTGAGCAGATCAAGGACAAGGTCGTCGCGTTGAAGAAAGACGTTGAGAAGAAGAAGCAGCTCAGCCCCGAACAGCTGAAGCAGAGAGTGGATGAAATCTACGGACTTGGCGCCGCGTAAAACAATCCGGAAGAAGGCAATCGAAGTTATCGCGACGGCGGCGGTGCTGGTGTCGCTCTACGCCTATCAGAAGCGCTGGATCACCGACGAGTCGCGCTTCAAGGTTGCGGTGAAAGGCCGCCAGGAAGGCTTCACCTTCGCGGCCACGCTGCGGCACGTTCGCCGGCGGATCTCGCGCAAAGGCACAACCATCTGGATCTCCGCTTCGGAGCGCCAGTCGCGCGAAGCCTGCGAGTACGCCAAAATCCATCTTTCCGCGCTGCGTGAAATCTTCGACATTGAGGAACTGGAATTTCCCAACACTGACGAGAAGGCGCTGCAGATCACGCTCAAGCACAATGGCGCCAGGCTGATCTTCATGCCGGCCAACCCGGACACGGTCCGCGGCTTCTCCGGCGACGTGGTCCTGGACGAATTCGCTTTCCATCGCGACGCCGCAAAAATCTGGCGCGCGGCCATGGCCATTGTCAGCCGCGGGCACTCGCTCGAAGTTATCTCCACTCCGAACGGCCAGGCCGGAAAATATTGGGACCTGTGCCGCGAAGCCGGCGTCGATCCGCTCGGCTCAATGGACCGGCTGAATTGGACCAAGGGCATCTGGTCCGTGCACTGGGTGGATATCGCCGCGTCCGTCAAGGAAGGCAACCCGGTGGATATCGCCGCGCTGCGCGAGGCGGCCGGCGATGAAGACACCTGGCTGCAGGAGTACTGCTGCGCGTTCCTGGCTGATGCTCAGAACTACATCCCCATGGAGCTGGTCGTCGCCTGCGAAAGCGTGGACGCGAGCAGCTCAATGCCAATCGAAGACTTGCATGGGCTGATCTATTCCGGCACCGACATCGGACGGAAGAAAGACCGCACCGTCAATATCGCCCTGGAAAGAGTCGGTGACGTCGACTGGATGCGCCGCATGGACGTTCTACAGCGCACGCCCTTCAAGGCACAGTTTGATTTGATTGAACCCATCGTGGCGCGGTCGCATCGCGCATGCGTTGACGCCACGGGCATCGGCGCGCAGCTCGCCGAAGATCTCGCGGCGAAGCACGGCCAGAAAGTTGAGCAGGTGGTTTTCAATCTGGAAAACAAAGAGAAGATGGCCACGCTCACCAAGCGAGCCTTCGAAGAGCGCAAGATCCGCGTGATGGCATCGCCTACGCTGCGCCGCGCCATCAACGCCGTCAAGCGTTTCACGTCGCCCACCGGGCATTTCCGTTTTGACGCCGAGCGCACCGAAGCCGGCCACGCCGATGAATTCTGGGCTCTCGCGTTGGCGCTTTCCGCCGGCGCTGGTCCCGGCATCTCCACTGACTTCACCGCGAGCAGCACCATGCAGGCACATGTCTACGCAGGTGCCGCATGAGCAACGCCGCCAATATGGCGCAAGTCGTGGACGTTCCACCGCTGCCTCCTTCAGAAGAAATCGTTACCGATGAGGTCCTGCAGGGCATCAACCGCACAGTGTTGATGCTGGCCCAGGGATTCTCCGGCGTCACCGATCCCACGGTGATCTGGACCAGCATGGTCCGCGACTTCCGCACGGCGTTCATCTATTACCGCGAGCTGCACGAGAAAGACGACGACGTGTCGTCCGCGCTGGAGATGCTGAAGCTGGCCACGCTGGCGCGCGAGCGCTCGGTCGTTCCGGGCGACGATTCCAGCCTGGGCCAGGAAGTCGCCGATTTCATCCAGGAGCAGATTGACCACGTCCCTGGCTGGCATGAAGTGCTGGAAGCGCTACTGGACGCGCCGGCTTATGGCGTTTCCATCGCGGAGATGCTCTTCGACACCAGCGAAGGCCAGGTCGAACTGGTGGACGTGAAAGACCGGCCGCAGGAACTGTTCAGCTTTAACCCGCAATATCTTCTGCAGAACGGGCCGATGCGGCTGATGTCAAATCCCTTCGCCATTGACGGCGGGGACTTGGTTCCGGAAGAAAAATTTCTGATCTATACGTTCCGTCCGCGCAGCGGCAACCGCCGCGGGCGTCCGCTGTTGCGGCGCGTGTTCTGGCCGAGCTGGTTCAAGCGCCAGGCACTGCGCATGTGGCTGCGCTATGGAGAGAAGGGTCCGGGCACCGCGGCGGTGATGTATCCCACGGGCGCCAACAATGATGAAAAGCAAAAGGCCCTGGCCGCGGCTGAAGCCGTCGTCAACAGCATCGCCGTGGCTGTGCCGGAAAACTTCTCCATGGTCAAGGAGCTGCTCACCTCGGCGCGCGCGCAGAACCCGAGCGTCTACGAACATCTGATCGATCAGATGGCGGCGAACATCTCGCGCGCCATCGTCGGGCAGACGCTCACCTCGCGCGGCAACGAAGGGGGCACCGGATCAAAGGCCCTGGGCGGCGTCCACATGAAGATGTTTTTCCTGAAGGACGTGGAGACCGCCATCAAGCTGGAGTCGGTGATCAATGACCAACTGGTTAAGCCGCTGGTGCTGTGGAACTTTGGACCCAACGCGCCCATGCCCAAGTTCACCATCGACAAAGAAGACGAGCAGGACCTGGTGCAGCGCATCCTGATTGACCGCAGCGCCCAGGGGATGGGCGTGCCCATCACGCAGGAATACATGATGGAGCGCTACGGCTACGAAGTTCCCGCCGCCGGCGATGTGGTTCTGACGCCGCCCGCGGGCGCCGTGGCCACCGCAATCGGCACCGGCGCGGCCAACATCCCCGACTTCAGCGACGAAGAAGCTCTGCGCAACGCCAAGGAAGTTTCGCAACTGCTGGACGCCTGGAAGCTGGAGCTGGGCGATCTTTATGCCAAGCGGATTCACGACATCGCTTACGGCATCCGCTATGGAGGCCAGCAATAATGACGCTCTCCACGCGCACCGCCGTCGCCATTTCCTCTCCCGGCATTCTTGCCGCGCAGATGCAGAACCAGGTGGGCGATCTCTTTGCCCGTTACCTGGCGTCATTCGATTTGCTCGGACGCGCGCATGTGATCGTCGCGGCGCAGAAGAAGACCGGGAACAAAATCAAGCTGGCCACCACCGCAAGCGTCCCGTTTGCGGAGCTGCCTTTCCAAAGCGTCGTGCCAACTCAGGCCATAGATCGCGTGCTCAAGCTGATCGGCATGAGCCGCGCGGCCTTTGACGGCCTGGCGCAGCGTTACAAGATGCAGGCGTTCACCATCGCCGGCGTAAGCGACGTGAAGCTGATTGAGCAAATCAAAAATGACCTGGCCGGCCTGATGCAAAGCGGCGGCACGGAAAAAGACTTTGAAGCCGCGGTAAACGCGCTCACCGATGAGGCCGGGATCGAGCGCCTGGCGGCCACGCAGATCAACACGGTCTTCCAGACCAACGTTCAGACCGCATACCAGAACGGACGATTCGAACAGATGACGGACCCAGCCGTTTCAATCGCGCTGCCTTTCTGGACGTATCGCACCGCGGGCGATGATCGCGTGCGTCCGGCGCATGCCGCACTTGATGGCTTCAGCGCGCGCAATGACGACGTGGTCTGGCACCGCCTGTATCCACCTTGTGGCTACAACTGTCGCTGCACCGTCACCGCGGAAGGACCGGACGACGTGGACGCCGATGCTTCACTTCCTGGAACGCCGCGTATTCCGTTCGCGGCGGCAAGCGTGCCCGATCCGGGCTTTGGAGGGTTCTGATGCTGAATGGCAAATGGATCGAACTGTTCCGCGCCGGCGACTACGGCGGCAAAGGCAGCTACACCGCGGCGGACATTGACAAGATGGTCGCCAACTATGATCCCGCCAAGCATGAAGCGCCGCTGGTGATCGGACACCCTGAGCACGACGCGCCGGCCTTTGGCTGGCTGGATAAGCTCGCGCGGATCGGCAACACGCTGATGGGCACGTTCAAGCAGGTGCAGCCGGCGTTTGAAGAGATGTTCCAAAAGGGCCTGTTCAAGAAGCGCTCGATCAGTTTTTACCGCACTGACAACGGACCGTCACTGCGGCACGTAGGTTTCCTCGGCGCAGTGCCGCCCGAGGTGAAAGGCCTGGCTGATGTAAAGCTCAGCGCGGGCGGTGACGCGACAACGATTGAATTCAAGGAGGAAGAGATGGACGCAGAACAGATCGGCAAGTCAGTAACGCAATCGCTGAAGGAGTTCTTCACCGAGCTTTTCAAAGGGAAGAAAGTTGTGGAGCTCAATGATGGCGATCAGGCGAAAGCCATTGAGGCCGCGATCAAGGCAGCCACGGCTCCCATGGAAGCGAAGTTCACCGAGCTGGAAACCCAGCTCAAAGCCGCGAACACCAAGCTTGCGGCCAACGATGCAGCCGCGGCAACGCAGGGCCAGGTCACGCTTGCGGAAACGCAGATCGCGCGCGTGAAGACGGCGCGGCGCTGGGTGCCGGCTTTCGACAAGATGGGCTTGCCGCAGATTTTCGCTGAGCTGGCGAAGAGCGCGGCCAAGGTCAGCTTCGGTGAAGGCGACAAGAAAACGGAGAAGCCCGCGGTGGAAGCGTTCGCTGATTTCATGATCGGGCTGAAGGAGATCGTTCCTTCAGGCGAGATCGCCGGCGGCGCGCAGCGGACCAGGGGCACGCTGGTGAAGTTCAACGAGGCGCCGAACGCGCACACCGCCATCGACCAGGAATCGGTGGGGCTTGCGGAAGCCGCAAAGAAACTCTCCATCGAGGAGAAGATTCCTTACGGCGACGCTCTCAAGCGGGTGCGCAACAGCGGCGAATACTTCCACGCCGGCGCGGCCGCAGTAGGCAGCGTATAGGCCCCGTCAACGTTCAGAGTTGTTGTTTGTGCGCGCCGCCGGCGCTGATGGCGGAGAAGGGAAAGAAAGATTATGCCAGCAAAAAGTTTATTCGGACCTGTAGCGCCGGGCCAGCCAAGAAGCTACACCTGCGACGTGGTGCTGCCCGCCGGCGTTGCAGTTATGGCCGGGGCCGCAAGCAACTCGGTGAAGCTGCCCACCGGCGCCAACGTGCGCGCGCTGGGAGTCACGGCCAATGCGACCGTCAACGTGGGCGATCCGGTCACCGTCATTGAGAGCGGCGAGGTCACGGCCATTGCAGATGCGGCCATCGCCCGCGGCCAGTGGGTGATGATCAACGCCGTCACCGGGCAGCTTGCGCCCATCGGCGCCGTGGCCGGCACCAACTATGAAACCGTGGGCATCGCGCTGGAAGCGGCGGCCGCCCAGGGCGATGAGTTCCTGTTGCTCGTGGTTCAGTCACGTTCACAAGGATAAACGTCAACAAGTTTCTGTCCCTCGTCATGCGGGGGTCGCTCAATCAAACCGGGAGAGATCCCCGAGGAGGAGAACATGGACCTAGTCGTAAATATGGCCGGAGCGATGGTCAGTCCGGTCCAGGGAAAAATTGACGTTGCGCTTTCGCAGTTCGCGCAGCTCTATCGCAACAACATCATGGTGGCGCCGTACATCTTCCCGCGCGTGGAAGTCATCCACCAGTCTGACTTCTTCTGGCAGTTCGGCCGTGAGAACCAGGCCATCCGTGAAAACACCTTGCGCGGACCTGGCTCGGCGGCTGAGCGCATCCAGCAGACGCTGTCGAAGACCAAGTACTTCACCAACGACCATTCGCTTGCCCGTCTCATCCCCGATGAAGAGCGCGGCAACTTCATGGCCGGTGATCTGGAACAGTGGGCCACGCAAGCGCTGATGGATAAGATCAACCTTGATCTTGAAGTCAACGTGGCCGGCATCGCCACCAACACGGCGAACTATGCCGGCGGCAACACGGTCACGCTGGCCGGCGCGCAGCAGTGGAACACCTCCACCGGCACGCCGATCAACGACGTGGAGTTGGCGAAATCGACGGTCCGGCAAATCGGGCAGGTCCCCAACTTCATGATCATTCCCGATCCGGTGTACATCCAGCTGCGCACCAACCCGCAGATCGTGGCCCGCTTCGCCAACGTGGAAGGCGGAGCGATCACGCTCAAACAGCTGAGCATCGTTTTCGACATCGAAAACGTGTACCTGGCTTCCGCCGTCCAGATCGACAGGAACCAGGCGGCGAGTTTTGTTTGGGGCAAGAACGCCATCGTGGGTTATGCCCAGCAGAATCCCACGCCGGTTGATCCCAGCTTCGGCAAACAGTTTGTGTGGACGCAGGCGCCGAACACCGTGGGCGGTTTCTCCGTGGAGATCGCGCGGGAGACGCCGGCCAGCAAGAAGTCTGACGAGTTGGCGGTGCACAACTACTACGGCATTCAGGTGACCAGCAACATCAGCGCCTACCTGATCAAAAACGCGGTCGCCTAAAGCTTGGCGTAGCTTCTTCGCCAAAAGAAGGTTGGTCATCGGAGAATCGCCAGAGCTGCCGGGGGCCTGAGCAATCAGGCCCTCGGTAAAAACTTCAACAGCAACATGAGGAGAGACCTTTGCCTTACGCCGTCCAGGCCGATCTTTCACCGCGCAGGATTCCGAACACTGAGCTGGTCCAGCTCACGGATGACACCAACTCGCCGCCTACCACGATCAACGCGCAGGTGGTGACGGACATCCTCACGGAATCCAGCGCGCTGATTGATTCCTACTGCCGCAGCCGGTACAACGTGCCGCTGCAGGCGAGCGATCAGGTCAAAGGGCTCTGCCTGGACATTGCGGAATACAAGCTCTATCTGCGCCGCAAACGCGTGAAGCCGGACGTGCGCCAGTCCTATGAAGACGCGCTGGCTTTTCTTAAGGACGTGGCCGGCGGCAAAGCGGCGCTCGATCAGCCGGTGTCTGCCACGCCGCAAGGCACCAGCAATGATGTACAGGTGACCACGCAGAAGGAAGTGTTCGGGGCGGACAATTTAGAGGGATTCATCCCCGATCCAAACATATGAGCGAGCTGAAGTTCAAGGTCAATTCGGAGCCGGTGAAGATCGCGCTAAAGAACTTTTCCGCCAAGCTGGCGCCCGAGCCTCTGCTCAATATCGCCGGCGCGGTGATGCGCAGTTCCATCGAGCGGACATTTCGCGGGCAAGGATCGCCGGATGGTTCATGGGCGCCCCTGGCCGCGTCCACGCTGAAGCGCGGCAAAGGCGGAGCTGGCCGGATGATCCTGATCCAGAGCGGAAGGCTGAAGAACTCGGTCAATTACCAGGTGAACGGCAACACCATGACCATTGGCACCAACCTGCGCTACGCCGCTATTCAGCATGCCGGCGGCGTCGCGGGCAGGCGCGGGCCATTCAAGAAAAAAGGCGGCCGCCGTCCGATGATTCCAGCCAGGCCGTTCATCGTGTTTCGCCCCGAAGATCCTCAGCGGATCGCGGACGCCATGCAGCGCTACATTGACCAGGCCGCACAGCAGACAGGATTGAAATAAACGATTTTGCCGACTCAGCTCAAAATCGAAGACGTACACGGTGCGCTGATGGCAGCGCTCACAGCCGATGCCGGGATCGTCGCTGCTCAAGCGCAGGTCTCTTCGATCACGGACAAAACAGTGGATGCGGAAGGCAATTTGATCGTGACGCCGCCAGCCATCCTGCCCATGTATTCAGGGACGCAGGACAGCGAACGCGGCGACACCACGAGGACCACATACAAAACGGAACACGACTTTCTAGTCCTGTGCGGCGCGCAGGACTTGAGCAGCCCAGACAACGAACGCATCAGTTGCGAAAAACTGGTGTCGCTGGTCCGTAAGGCATTGGCCGGCTTTCGGCTCACCTTGCCGGGCCCGGCGCAAACCGATCCCATCAAGCTCAACGGCGTGGAGTTTTTCCAGTTCGATACTACCGGGACCTGGTTCGGAGTGAAGATCGTGGTAAGCGGCACAGCGCAGTTTAGCTAAGGAGAGCCATGAGCAAAGGCAACACATTTGAACTTGATCTTTTGAAGCTGATCCTGAACGCCACGCCCATCGCCAACATCGCCGATAACGCGAGCACGTCGCCGCTGGCGAACGTATTCGTCGCGCTGCATACGGCCGATCCGGGAGAGACCGGAGATCAGACAACCAATGAGGCAACCTACACCGGATATGCTCGCGTGTCCGTGGCCAGGACCTCCGGCGGATGGACTTGCAGCGGCACATCGCAGGGGGTCAATGCGGCGACGATTACGTTCGGCGCGTGCACGGCTGTCAACAACACGATCACTCATTTCTCAGTGGGGGTGGCCACCAGCGGCGCCAGCAAGATCCTGTACAGCGGCACCCTGACGGCGTCGCTTGCCGTGAGCCCGGGAATCACGCCCAGCTTCGCAGCCGGCGCCTTGGTCATCACAGAAGACTAAGAGCTGAATGTCCATCACCTTCGTCAATGCGGGAACAGTAGCGGGCGGCACCGGGGCCATAAGCCCGGCGTTGCCCGCGTCTATTTCCGCTGGCGATATCTTGCTGCTCTACCTGGCGACATCGAATCAGGCCATCACCATCCCCACGCCTAACGGCGGGACGTGGACGCAGCTCAACAACTCTCCGCAGGGCACTGGCACCGCCGCCAACAGCGGCGCCACCAGGCTCACATGTTTCTGGTCGCGCTATAACGGCACACAGGGGGCGCCAACCACCAGCGATTCCGGAGACCACCAACTCGGCCGCATTCTGGCTTTCCGCGGCTGCGTTGCTGAAGGCAATCCCGTGCAGGTCACCGCCGGAGGAGTTGAAGCAACGTCAGACACCAGCGGCTCCATTCCCGGAGCCACAACCGATGTTGACGGCTGCATGATCGTGGCCGCGCTTTCCTGCGGCCTGCCCGATGCGACCGGCACGGCGAATTTCTCCGCATGGACCAACGCCAACCTGGCCTCGATCACTGAAGCCACTGACGACACCAATAACTCCGGCCTCGGCGGCGGACTTGGAACGGCCTTCGGCATTTTGACCACGGCCGGCGCCTATGGCTCTACGACCGTCACGCTTGCCAATTCTGCGGCCAAGGGGCTGATCAGCCTGGCGCTGGCGCCGGCGCGCGACGCCAGCAAGCCCACGTTCGTGCAGAAGGCCGGGAACAACTCGGCGTCCGCGGCGTCTCTCGCGGTTGGTTCCGGGCAAGGGCTGGCCACGCTCACGGCCGGCGATTGCGCTGTGGTGAA